TTACCCCTCGATTTCTGTGCCACCTTGGAATTTGAAGGTCATTCGTCCGTCGGCGTGAACGGTCACTGTGTCAATAGTGGTCAACCAGAGCTTTTCGTCAAACTCGGTGAGGGTGTCCAGTTCCTGCATCTCAAACATGAAAGCACCGATAGCTTCTGCCTGGGCTTCCCGTGCAGCTTTTGTAGTGCGGAGCTGTTCGAGCCGTGCCTTGGCTTTTTCATACCGCTCTACAAACCCATTGTACCGGGCGGCGTATTCTTCCTGATTCTGTGCCGTCTGTGAATTTTCCGCAATGCAACGCTTTGTCAGTTCGGTCACCACATCGATCTCCTCAAGCAGACTCTCGATTTCTGTATCAATGCCTGTACAGTCTGTCAGGGTGGCTTGCATCAATCGGCAATCCTCAAGGATGTTGTCTTTGCTTTCGATGATAGCGTTAAGGGCGGTCACGAACCGCGCTTTAATGGTTTCCTCGTCCAGATGCGGCGTTTCGCATTTGTGCTCACCCTTGAATTTGCCGTTGCATTGCCAGATGACCCTGCGGTATTTTGAGGTCGAGTTCCAGACTTTCGAGCCAAAGTAGGAGCCGCAGTCCCCGCAGACGATGCGGGAAGAAAAAATGCTCTTTCCGCTGTACTGGCGGCTGATCTGCTTGCGCCGCGCAAGCTCCGTCTGAACCTTGTCGAACTCTTCCGGCGTAATGATCGGCTCATGGCTGTGTTCCACATAATACTGCGGCACCTCTCCCTCATTGACCTTCCTCTTTTTCGTGAGGAAATCGACCGTGAAGCATTTCTGAAGGAGTGCAGCGCCCTTGTATTTCTCGTTTTGAAGGATGCTTTCCACTGTACTGGTCTGCCAGCGTTGTTTTCTCGATGGAGTCGGAATCCCATCTGCTGTCAGTTCCTTTGCAATGGCCCCCGGCGTCAACCCCTCCATGAATCGAGTATAAATCCGGTGGACAACGATTGCCTCCTCCGGAACGACTTCTGGAAAACCGTCCGCTCCTTTGCGATAGCCGAGGAACTGCTTGTATGGGAGGTTGACCTTTCCATCGGCAAACCGTTTTCTTTGTCCCCAGGTAACATTCTCGGATATGGAGCGGCTTTCTTCCTGTGCCAAGCTCGACATGATGGTGAGCAGCAGTTCGCCCTTGCCGTCAAAGGTGTAGATGTTCTCTTTTTCGAAGTAGACTTCTACGCCTTTTTCTTTCAGTTTGCGGATGGTAACCAGGCTGTCAACCGTGTTTCGGGCGAAGCGGCTGACCGACTTTGTGACGATGAGGTCGATTTTACCGGACATGGCGTCGGCGATCATTTCATTAAAGCCGATGCGATGCTTGGTATTCGTGCCGGAAATGCCCTCATCGGTATATACCTTTACAAACTCCCATTCGGGATTGCGTTTGATGTATTGCGTGTAGTAATCCACCTGCGCCTCGTAGCTGGTGAACTGCTCATCGCTGTCTGTGGACACTCTTGCGTATCCTGCGACCCGCCGTTTTTGTACAGCCACCCTGGAAAGGTGCGTCAGCGGATTGATGGTCGGCGGAATGACTGTGACCGACCGTGCTGCTGTTCTGTTCATTCCTTTTTCCTCCTTGCCTGTAATGCCCGCTGTCGTGCCTTTTCTTTCATTTCAGGCGTCCAGCTTTCTGCTCTGGAGCGGTCTTTCCATCGTTTAACGATTTCAGAACCGTCGTCCATGCAGTACACGACCACATTGTTTTTCTCTGCTCTGATTGCCGTTATTTTGCTTCTGACCATATCGCTGTCGATGCTGCCCTCTCCCAGCACCTCGCAGGTGAGGACTTCGAGCGTTTCTTCTGGAATCCGCTTAGCAGCACATTCAGATTTACCTTTGGTTTGAAATGTAGTGCAATTCCAGTAATGCTTTTTGCGGTAAGTGACGCGCTTATATGTGTTGCCGCACAGTCCGCAGCGAATCAGTCCCGAAAAAGCTGAATGAGTCGGTTTTTTGCGGTTGGAAGTCTGTTGCGCCAGTATTCTGAGCCGCTCCTGTGCCTTATCAAATGTTGCCTGGTCGATGATTGGCTCATGCGTTCCCTCGGCATAGTACATCGGAAGCTCTCCTCGGTTCGGCAACAGCTTCTTTTCAATGTGGTTGTTGCGGTATCGCTTTTGCAGGAGCGCATTGCCGAGGTACTTTTCATTGGATAAGGTATTCCGCATCCGCTCCGCACACCATGTACCGCCGAGAACGCCTTTATGTCCTCTGGCATCAAGGTCACGACAGATGGAACTCATGCTCTCGCCACCGTTGAACCGTGCAAATATTTCTCGGACGATGGCAGCGTCCTTCTCATTCACCTGAATGCCGCCCGGTGTGATGTCATAGCCGAACAAAAACCGGAGGTTGATGATTTCTCCGTTTTCAAAGGCTTTTCGGACACGCCATTTCTGATTTTCACTGGCTGACAAACTCTCTTCCTGTGCGTAGGACGCCAGGATGGTCATCATCAGCTCACCGTCGGAACTCTGTGTGTGGATGTGCTGCTCTTCAAAGAACACATCTACGCCCAGGCTTTTCAGCTCTCGGACAGTCTGAAGAAGCGTCACCGTATTTCTGGCGAAACGGGATATGCTCTTCGTAATAACAAGATCGATGTTCCCTTGGCGGCACTCCTCAATCATGTGCTGAAACCCGGCTCGTTCTCTTTTTGTGCCGGTCACAGCCTCATCGCTGTAAACGCCGCAGTACATCCACCCGTTGTGGCTCTGAATCATTTTGCTATAGTAGCTGACTTGAGCGGACAGTGAATGCAACATAGCATCCTTTCCTGTGGAAACACGGGCATAAGCGCAAACACGCAAAGCTCTCGGCTGTGAGGGAATTAGGGCATCGACCCTTTCTACGACTCTCTTCATGTGTTTCACCTCCCTTTGGTGTGTGACATATTACCTCTAAAAACACGATTTATCCAGTGATTTCAGCGGAATATACTACACGAAGATATGCCGTATTTCTTGGCTATAATTGTATCGATCTTAGCGTACTCTTTGGCTGATATCAGCCCCTTGGAACGCATACTCCGGGCGAGTGCCATCGCCATCTGGTAGGCAAACAGGCGCTTATCGTAATCACTCATGGTCGGCCTCCTTCCTGCGGAATTTCAAATAGCAGTCACGGGAGCAGAACACCCGATGGCTGTTGCCATAGCTTTCAAACTGCTTCCCGCAATGTCGGCAAGTGAGTGTGTAGTACGCTTTTCGCTGCACACTTTCAGGGTGCGCGTTCCACCACGCCATTCGGCAAGCATCGGAGCAGAACATCCTTTTCCGTTTATGCGGTGTCTGCTCAAGCGGAGCCAGGCAGTTTCGACACAGGGCATTTGAGCTCGGTAGCTCTTTGATCTGCACAGGATGCCTGGCGCAAAAGGACTTTACTGTGTTTAGCGGTAGCCCTGTTATAGCGGATATTTTCTTATACCCGTAGCCCTGGTGTTGGAGTTCCACAATTCGTGAGCGTTCCATGTCTGTCATAGTGATACCTCGTTCCTGAGAAATAGCGTTTCTCGCTATACCCAGAGAAAAGGCACTTTTGTCAGGGTAAAATGGGCAAAAAAAATAACGCCCTCCACGGAAAAATCCGCAGAGGGCGTGTGATAGGTTCGGGTTACTTGTTCGGAATCTTCAGCTTCATGCCGCTGTAGATGACATTGCTTTTCAGCCCATTCAGGCTGACGATTTCCTTATAGCGGCTGCCGTTGCCGAGATACTTCATGGCGATTGCCCAGAGGGTGTCACCATGCACTACGGTATGAATGCGGTAGTCCTCGGCGGGATTCGTGCCTGCCACGGCAAGTGCAGAGGTCTTGACCGGCGACATGATGGCGTACCTGCCGGACTCGTCCTTATTGATGACTGCACGGTCCCCACTGACCTCAACCACATACCAGCAGAGCTTCTTCACCCAGCCGGGGATGGATTTGCCGCCATAGTAGGTGCTGCCTGTGATGGCCACGAGGTCGCCAGCTTTGATTGTGCCGGTGGGCTTGACCGGGTTGGCAGGCTTCACATCACCGCCGAGAGTCGCCGTGACCTTGGATGCCAGCTCACCCATGCGGGCATACATCCAGTTACCGGGACAGCTCTTGTTGGCAAACCATCTGTGAACAGTCAGAACCATCTCGTCAGATTTCGGGGTGTAGTTCAGCGTCTTGGTCTTATCGCCGAGCCAGAGCAGCTTGGTTTTGCCGTTGCGCCTGCAGATATCGGTGCAAAGCTCGATGAGTCTCTTGTACACCACATCCTTGAAAGCGTAAGGCTCGGTGTTGTCGCTGGCACACTCGATGGTGATAGCTCTCTGGTCGTTGGCTGCGGAGGAGGAGCACCAGGAGCGGTTTTTCTCTTCCACATACATTCCGACCCGACCATCGACACCGATGCCGTAGTTGCTGCTTGCCTGCCGTGAGGTCGGCAAGAAGATGTTGCCGAGCGTTTCCACACTGCACTGACCCACCACGCAGTGCGGCGTGATGCGGTCAATGCTGTGGGTGCGCTGCCCAGAGTGGTTCGGGCTGAGTTTGGTGTAGGACACCAGGGGGCTGTTCGTGTAAGCCATATTATTCGTCCTCCTTCTCTGCGCGGTCATGAAGCTGCTCCAGCACGGATTTCAGCTTCTGCGGGATGGGCAGTCCCAGGTATGCGGCGTTTTCCAACAGGGACACGCCCTCGTTCGATAGGTAGAAGAAAATGACGGCAGTACGCATCACCGAGCCGCTGCCGATGACGCGGGTGTCGAGAATATGCCCGATGCCGACCAGAGCGAAGATGAGCACCTTTTTGAAAATGCCCTTGAATCCGGCTTCGCTGGACAGCTTCTTGTCCACCACGGCGCACATGATACCGGTGATGTAGTCGATGACTACGAAAGCCAGAAGCGCATAAAGCAAGCCGTCACATCCTCCCAAGAACCATCCGAGCCAGCCGCCGATACCGGCGAACACCACCTGAATGGTCGTCCAGAATTCTTTCATGTTGTTTGTCCTCCTTTGAAAGTTGAATTTGTGTATGAAAAAAGGCACTCTGCCGAGCGCCTTGATTCCGAAAAAATATTCTTTATCTTACTGCGGTCAGCGACACCGTGTGCCACGAGGACCATGTGCCGCCATAGTTTCCTCGGATATACATCCTTGAGCCGTCATAGACGGTGTACCGCTGCTGAATGAAGTAGCTCTCCGGCAGAAAGACCTCCAGCATACCGATTGTGGTGGTCGGAAAGTGCTTTTCAGTGGAAGCGGAATACGCAAAATAGTAGCCGGGAGTCTTTACATTGTTGAGGTCGGTGGTCGAGCCGTCCACTCTACCCATTTTGCCGTGGACATTGACGCCGTTCATGTGAATATTGCCGTCCACATCCAGCGTGGCCTGCGGGTCCGGCGTGTTGATGCCGACTTTCTTTTTACGAAGCGCAATGAGCGGAGTCCCTTGCGGTACAGTAAAATACAGATCCAGACTGCTCAAAGAATAGAGCTTGTCTTGGATCTGCAAATGGAAGTCGTAGGAACTGTTGGCATCCAGATTGCACAGTTCCAAATTGGAGTAGCTGAAAGAGGTTCCGCTTTTTGTCGTGCCGGAATAGATGCTGGTGTAGCTGCCGTAGCTGCTCTCACTGGTTTTCTTGTACCGATACCGCACATAAACCACGCTGTTTCTCTGCGTCCCGTCTACGGTAACAGCAGAAATAGA